ACAGACTTTTCTCCACAAGCAACAAATAAAGAGCCACTTGCAGAAGTTGTTGTATCACTTCTTTCTGGATTAATAAAAGCTAATCTGCCTTTAGTAAACAACAAAGCATCAGCATTTAAAGCATAATTATGAAACCATCTTGTATCTGTTCTAGCGAATACTAAAGCTATGCCGTTACCATGACTTATAAACTTATCCAACCAAGATCCTGTAGATATGCCGTAAGGTGGATTCATCCAAACTAAATTCTCTCCCCAATCTTGTTCTAATCCATCATCTTTTTTAGTAAAATATTTTTTTGCTGGTAGCCATGGAACGCCACCCTCTGGCGATGAAACATCTAAATCAAACTCAAGATCAAGTTTTTCAAAAACCTCTGGAGGAGTCCACCAATCAACTGTCTGTATTTTAGTTGCACCTCCTTTTGCATGTCCAAAATGTGTAGATTCGTAATCTTTACTCACGATGCCCAATCCTTTACATACTTAGTATGTTTTCGCGGAGTACCATCTTTATTTAATGTACCCTTTGCCTTAAAATCACAATTACATGATTCTCTATAAATTGTATAATCATATATTTTTTTAAATTCATTTACATATTTTCTTATACTTCCTTTTGGAAATTCTGGATCTATAGAACATATTTCCTGATCCATTTCTAAAAGTATTCTTATTTTTTGTCTATCTGATAAGTTTATTTTATTTTTAAAACCCATCTTCAACCTCCTATATTTATTCTACTCTTCTTTACTCTGCTCTACTCTGCCTCTGTAATGTTACTTATAACAACATAGTTACAACACATAATATTACTTAATCTCATCTGCAACTTCTGGATGTAGTTTCTTTTGTAGATCTTTGTATTTCTTATCTGATTCTTCTTGTTTTTTTCTTTTACGATATTCTGCCTGTCTTTTAGCGTTCATCTTTCTATATGTATCTAATTGATTGTATTTGTCATCCCAATCATGTACAAAATATCCAGACTTCTTTTTATCTATAAAACCTGCTTTTATCATTGCATTTAAAAGATCGTTTCCAGACCAGATAAGATCTTTACAGAGTTGTGCTTGTGGAATTTCTCCTCCTCTCTTACCATATTCAAAAGAGTAAGCCCACAATTTAACCAAAGATCCAATAGCCTCCATCTCTGATAAGTTGTTACCTCTAGCGAACATAATAAGTTTAGGATTTCTTAGTAGAGATATATCTACTTGTACCCATCCTGACATTATTCTCCTTTATCAACCTCATTGTTTTGTAATGATACTATATCTTGAATTGTGTTCTTAATAGATTGTAAATTATTTATATTTACATCATTTTTAGTAATGTGGAGTTCTCCCAACGCTTGTGCAGCTACTAACTTAGCTTTGTCAAGATCATTACCACATATAGACAAAGTAAAGTCCTTTATGTTGTCCATTAAGGCTTGAGTCTTATGTGATATATCGGTAACTAAACCCTCATCCTCAAGTTCTTTTACTTTTTCATCAAGTGTCTTAGGTTTATCTTCGTTTCCATATTTATAAGTTACTTTTTGTTTTTTTACAGGATCTTTATCTTTTTCTACAGGATCTTTAAATTCGTTTCTAGAGTCTTGTAAAGATGGTGCAATACCCTCCATCTCCTCAACTGTTGCCTCTGATCCTAACAGAACTCTTAAACATCTACCTCTAGACTTTTGTTCTGCCTTCTCTAACCAATCTCTTTCATTAGATTGTTTAGATCCATGTCCTGTACATTTAGGTACTACAGAATCTTTTTCAAAAAAAGAAGTTTTAAAAACTACCATATCTGCAGTTTTCTCTATCATCTCTGTAACTAATCTACCCTCTGGATATTCTTTGTTCATTTTCTTAATAAGATCATCTACCTTTACATAATCTTCCAAGAACTTTGGCATTTGTTGTTGTGCCATTTTCAACCTCCTACTTTCGTTTTACCAATATATTTCATATTATTACAACCATCAAAAGTTGCATTACCCCAAGCCGCAGATTCTGCAACTTGAAAACCCTCTTTAGTCTTTATAGTATATAGATTTATTTCTGGTTTATCTAGAGTCCAATATAAAAACCTGTACTCCCAATTAAACTTATTTTTTCTTTTAATTGGATAAAAATAAGACATTAGATCTCTCTCCAATCAATACCATACTTTTGCATTACTAATTCCTCATTGTCCTGATACCATTCAACAGTTCTATACCCACTCTCTATTGCACAAAATGTACAAAGATGAACATGACTATTTGGCATCCAAGAATCTTGATGAGTTTCAGTAGCTTTAGAATCTAAACACTTATCACACATTAGAAAATATTTCCTTTATTAAGGATCTCTCCCTTATGTAGTCTTACTTCAAAATCATACTTTCTATACATGATCTTCTCTTCTATCTTCAACCAAAAGTAACATAAGGTAAATATCAACGATATTAAACCATAAACTATTAGAAATAGATATACCCACTCTTGTATTAACAAATCAACCTCCTTTAGAATTTTATTCTTCTTCTTATCTCTTTATTAACTATATTTTTAATTCTGATTTTATCTCTATCAGAAAGTAAAGTACTTTCCATCAATAAATTAAAAATTGACCACATATCTGAAGAAATCTCCCCAAATACATCTTTATTTCTTTCTGTTTGTGTTGTGTATTGAAAACGATCTCTTAGAAGTTTATCTACCTCTGTTCTAATCTGTTCTGTTCTCCTATCAGATTCATCAGTTCGTTTTCTGTTATCGTAAAAACCACCCATTAACTTACACAATCCCAGAAACAATCTGGACAAAACGCGGACTCAAAATAGTGTCCTCTGTCTGATAGTATTGTTTCGTGAAATACCCTATCACAGTTACATTTAATTACTGTAATTATATTTCTTGGTACATCATAAACAGGTATGTTCGTATAAAGTTTATAAAAGTTTTCTTCTTTTATAAGTCTTGAGGTAACCTCTACCTCAACTACTACCTCTGATGTTCTATTAGTAACAACACCTCTGTAAGTATTGTTTTTGTCTTTAAACTCTACATAAGATCCTATTTGTACAGAATCTTTAGTAAGTGTATTATTCATATTCTCCTTTTGTGTATTGATCTATTATATGACAAATTTTTTATAATGTAAAGTAACAAATAAAAAAAAAGTTGTAATTTGTAAGTACAGAACTTTTACATGTATGGCACTTACACAATTACAACTTTTAATTAATACTGTAAGTAGTCATAAAAAAATTATCATCATTTTTATATAATTTTTTGTCTTGACTACTAACACAGTTCTTACAAAAAATAGTATCGTAAATACAATATATCCACTCATCTTCTGTAAAACTGTAGTTACAGTTTTCACACATAATCAACCTCCTAAATCTATTATATCACATAATTAAAAATTTGTCATATAAGAATAATTTAATTATGTCATAAAGATGTAGTAAGTTTATTAAGTAAAGAGAGAGAGTATCTGATCGTATGTAATCCCTTTTGTGTACGCATCACAACCCTAATCAACCTCCCTCTCTTGTACTAAAGAAAAAGGAGGATAACAATATCCTCCTTTTTCGTTTAAGTGTATGAGCTATTGCTAGTCCATACAGATTTACTTAGTAACTTGTTTTTTTGCGTAAGTCTTAATAACTGATAAAGCTGCAGATCCTCCAGAAATTGCTGCAAGTTGTAAAGCAGATGCATCAACGCCAACAAGTGGGCTAATAGTTAATGCTCCGATAAATGCCTCGCAGAAAGTCCAGAAGGCTCGCTCTAACATGTCTTTTAGATCTTCTGACATATCACTCCTCTTCTATTGTTCTTGATTGTACTTTTTTAAATTGTGGACACTTTTTAACAATACAAACAAAGATCTTATTAATTAATTCTATTTTAGTTCCACAGGAACTACATTTTAAATTCATTAAAAGAATCTAGTTTGCTTGCATACCTTTGAGAATAATTGTTTCTCTTAGTGCTTTTATTTCCTTTTTAAGAGTTTGGATCTCTTTTGATAGAATATTCATAATATCCTCCTGACTATTAGAAACTATTTCAGTATTGTTTAGATCTTTCTTATCCATTGTGCCATCATGATCTATATAATCTATCCATACTTCCTCTCCAGATAGAATTGCGTCCCTTATAGGTGGATATATGGACTTGTAGGCCGCTACAGAACTACCTATAAAGTTATCCTGTGAAGTTTTTCCTACCAATAGGCAGCCTGCGGTATCATCATCGCTGTTGCCAACATGGATCAGCACATCTGTAAAATCTTTAATGTTGTTTACTAAGAGCATGCCTTTGTGAAATTCTTGTCCATATTTAGCTAAATATCGGTTATGGAAACCGCCATGTCCTTTTAGAGTTAATTTATATGATCCTGCTGGGATTCTAGTTTCTCCCCATACTTTAGTAGTTCTAGCTTCATCTTCAAGAGTATAGCATAAAAAGGATCGTACATTATCAGTTACATCAAACAACATACCATTAGTAAAGTCTTCAGAACTGTTAAATCTTAATACTTCTAGTTTCATTATTTACCTTATAACCTTAATATAGTCCCACTTCTCTTCTCCTCCAATTACAAAAGTAAGCATTCCTGATCTTGACTTATCTCCTTTAGTATTCTCAAACCACTCAGAGCCAGAGTCTAAAGTAGGTGCTTGTAAAATGAGTCTGTCTGAACTTTCATAAGCAGAAAAATAATGGTAATGACCATGAAGAATAATATCACTATCTGCTATTGGATTTCTTGAAAATGCTTGATCTGATACCCACTTTCTAGATTTCGCTTGAGAATTGACTCCGCCACGCATTTGGTGCCCATGAAGTATAGATATTACTGTATTTGAAACCTCAAAAGTTAAAGACAACTCATTATCTGGGATCATAAACAATAACCTATCTTTATAAGCTGGTGCCTCTTGAAAAATCTCTTGTAACTCCTCTGCTAACATCACATCTTTATTATCTGCGAAAGTTGTATAAGATCTACCACTTCTACGATTTTCGCCATGATTACCACCGATAAAAGCTACTAAACCTTTACTAAACATTGGCATGATCTCTTTAATAATTGTATAAATCATCCTCCTAGCTACCTTTTGCTGAGATCTTTCATCTAAAATAGTTGTAAATTCTTGCATGGAGTAGTGGTTGCTGCATGATTCTACTAAATCGCCAAGACCTGCAAAGACTACCTGATCTATTGTTTCTGTTTTCTGTAGTTTCTTGATCTGATCTTT